GCGCGCACGCCCAACGTGTTCATCACGCTGAACGCGGTGAGCATTGCCGCAGAGACCACCATCTGGACGCCCGCTGCCGGAAAGAAGTTCCGGCTCATGGGCTATGTGCTGGAGACCGGCACAGTGGGCGGCAACGTGCTCCTCAAGGACAACACGGGCGGCACCACGATCAACATCGTTCCATTCGGCGCGGCCAATGGCGTGATCTCGAGTCCGCCGATGGGCAACGGCCAACTGAGCGCCGCCGCCAACAACGTTCTCACGGCGACAGGCGCTGTGACCCAGACCCTGTCCGGAACGATCTTCGGAACAGAAGAGTAAGCCGCCCCTGACGGTTTCAGGAATAAACCCAAGGAGCCCACCATGGCACTCGGCAGCACCAGCGTCACGGCGCTCTCCCGTGAGACCCTGCGCAACCAGATGAAGACGTCCATGATGGGCCGTCGCGCGGGGATGGACAACAACGACTACGAGGTCGGCGAGCAGGACACGCGACTGCCCATCGACAACATCACCAGCACGGTGCCGACATCGCTATCGCCCAACGGCGCCAGCCTGTTCTCGTGCACGGTGGCATCCAGCGCGATCCACACGCTGCAGAACCCGGTGGCCGGCATCTACAAGCAGCTGACCCAGATCAGCAGCTCGACGCTTGGCATCGCGGTGCAGTTCGGCCCGGGCGCGCAGTTGATTACCACCCAAGGGACCAGCTTCAACCAGCTGATCTTCGCGGGCTTCGGTCACACCGCGAACCTGTTCTGCGTCGCCACCGGCTCCAGCGTCGGCGGCGTCGGCGGCATCTTCCTGGTGACGGCGGCCTTCACGACGGCCAGCGGCATGCAGGCGTCGACGTACTGATCGGCCAAGAGGAGGGCTCTATGGCTGATCTGAAAATCGCGCTCGTTGGCTCTGCGCCGGCATCCGTTCGATTGGCTCCGTATGCGGACCCGTCGTGGCAAATCTGGGGCTGCTCGCCCGGCGTCTACGGCATCGCGCCGCGTGTCGACGAATGGTTCGAGATGCACCTGTTTGAGCCGGGCCAGCCCTGGTTCTCGCCCGAGTACTGCCAGTGGTTGGCGGCGCTGCCGAGCCGCGGCGTCAAGCTCTGGACCGGCGCAGCGGTGCCGGCGCTCCCCGGCTCCGAGGTCTACCCGGCCGATGAGATCCTGGCCGAGTTCGACCCGCAGCGCTGGTTCTGCTCGTCGTCGCTGTTCTGGATGATGGCTCGCGCAATCAAGCTCGGCGCCACGACCATCGGCTTCTGGGGCGTCGACATGGCCGCCGGCGAGGAATACGAGATGCAGCGCGCTGGCATCCACTTCCTCACCTACATCGCCCGCGCTCGCGGCATCGAGGTGGGCACGCCGGCCGAGTCCGACCTGTTCACGCCGCGCTTCCGCTACGCCGTCGACGAGTGGACGCATAGCTACCGCAAGACGCGCGCACGCCGTCAAGAGCTGGAGGGTCGGCTGACCCAGGCACAGGCCCAGGCGCAGGAGTTGGTCAACGCGACGCACTTCCTGCGCGGCGCCATGGACGATCTCAAGTACATGGGCGACACGTGGGTTGGCAAGGCCGATCACACCGGCCCGCAAGGTTTCCCCATGCAGTTCAAAGGAGCGATCCATGCAGACCAAAGCTGAACTCGAAGCCGAACTCCAGGCCGCGCGCTCCGAGGGCTCGCCATCCGTCATCGCCGCTATCGAGCGCGCGCTTCAGGACGCGCCCGACGAGGCCGAGCCGGCGATCGAGCAGCCGGTGGAAGCCGCCGAACCCGAGGCGCCCGCCGAGGACCAGCCAGGCACCTGATGAACGTTCTGGACGAACTCCTATCCCGCGTGGGCAACCTGCCCGCCGCCGACCAGGCCGCGCTCTACAAGGAAGCGCAGGCCATGACGGTGGGGATGAAGTTCGTTCCGAATGCAGGCCCGCAGACCGATGCCTACCTGTCGCTGGCCGATGTGTTGCTCTACGGCGGCCAGGCCGGCGGCGGCAAGACGTACCTTGAACTGGGCTGGGGCATCAACGAAGCCGACAGCGGCATCATCTTCCGCCGTGGCCGCAACCAGACGGACGGCCTGGAGAAGGAAGGCAAGGGCCTGATCGGAGCCGGTGCCCGTTTCAACGGCACGGACCTGGAATGGACCTGGCCCAACGGCAAGAGCCTGAAGCTGGCCGGCATGCAGATGCCAGACGACTGGCAAGACCATGCCGGCCGCGAGCGCGACTACATGGCGTTCGACGAGGGCGGCGAGTTCCTGGAGCAGCAGGTCGCCAGCATCATCGCGTGGCTGCGGGCCGCGCCAGGCAAGCGCACGCGGGTGGTGATCGGCTCCAACCCGCCGCGCTCTGCGGATGGCTTCTGGCTGATCAAGTGGTTTGCGCCGTGGCTGGACGACAAGTTTCTGAATCCAGCCACCCCCGGTGAGCTGCGCTGGGCACTGCGAGTGTCTCGCAATGACGAGATCGAGATGGTTTGGGTCGACGGCCCTGGAGTGTATGAAGTCGAGGGGGAGAACTACACCGCGCAGTCATATACCTTCATCCCGGCCAGCTTGGAGGACAACCCCCATCGCAATACCCCCGAGTACCGCGCGAAGTTGCAGTCACTTCCAGAGCCTCTGCGCTCGCAACTGCTCTATGGCAAGTTCGCCACGAGCCTGAAGGATCTGGTGAACCAGTGCATCCCAAGTGAGTGGGTGCGCCAGGCGCAGTTGCGCTGGACCGACAAGCCACCGCGCAATGTGCCCATGTGCACGATTGGCACAGACTGCGCAGGCGGCGGAGAGGATCAGATGGTGCTGTCGCCGCGTCATGACGGCTGGTTCGCGCCGTTGGTGAAGGTGCCGGGAAGCGAGATTCCGATGGAGCGGGCTGGCTCCTATGCGGGTGGTGTTGTGGTCAGCCATCGGCGCGATCGTGCGACGGTAGTCATCGACATGGGGGGGGGCTACGGTGGTCCGGTGTACGAGCACCTCAAGGCCAACGATGTCGAGGTGATTGCCTTCAAAGGTTCGGAGACTTCACATCGCCGCAGCCGTGACGGGAAACTCCGCTTCGTCAATAAGCGATCTGCCGCTTACTGGCTGTTCCGAGAGGCACTGGACCCTGGACAGCCTGGCGGCAGCCCGATCGCATTGCCGCCAGGTGACCGCAGGTTGTTCGCCGGGCTCACCGCGCCAACCTTCGAAATCACACCTCAAGGCATCAAGGTGGAGCCGAAGGTGGTCCGCGACCAGAAGGGTAAGGTCAAGGCTGGCGTGATGGCGAAGCTTGGCTTCAGTCCCGACGAGGCTGACGCGGTAGTCATGTCCTGGTTCGAGGGCCCGCGCGAACTTACGCATGCCATGGACTGGATGGACCTGAAGCAGACCAAGCATGGACTGCAGAAGGCACCCCAAGCGATTGCCAGCGGCCGGCAGCCCCTCTCGGCCCGGAGGCGCGCATGAGGTTCGCCACGCTCGCTGATCGAGAGCAGGTGGAGGCTGTCGTCAACGACCCGCGCCTGCGCCTGTGGAATTCGTTCGATGGCGCTCCGCTGTGCGACGCCCGCAAGTATCTGACCGCGCCATCATTTGCCGTGTTGGGCGACGAGGGCTGCTTCCTCGCTCGTTGCATCGACCCGGGGCGATATGTCATCCACACCAACCTCCTGCCGCACTGCCGCGGCGCAGATGCGATTCAAGCGGCGCAGGAAGCGCTGGCGCTGGCATTCCTACGCACGGACGCTCGGGAGCTGCTGACGATGTGCCCCGCCACGGCGCCACAGGCGAAGTGGATGGCCAGGCGCATGGGCTTCCAGCACCTATTCGACCGCGCACGCGTCTGGCCATCGGGCGGCGTGCTGCAGGGCATGGGCTTCTACAGCCTGTCGCTGGACGAGTGGGTCATGGCCGGTCATTGCGCTGCCGCGGGCAACGCCTTCCATGCGCGGCTCCATGGCGAACTCGGCGCACCTGCCCATCCGCATGACCCGGTGCATGACGCCTATGTCGGCGCGGCTGTCGAGATGGTGCGCGCCGGTCTCGTGGACAAGGCGATCGACACCTACAACCGCTGGGCGCGCTTCGCCATGTACCAGCCGGTGCGCGTGGTCTCGACGGACCCGCTGCGCATCGACATCCGGGACTGTGTGCTCCGGATCGAGGGCGATCAATTCTTCATGGAGGCGGCCTATGCCTGAAGGTGCAGCAGCGATTGGTGAGTGGTTTGCGGCGGCCGGCGAGGGTGCCGGAGCAGCTGGGGCCGCAGAGGGCGCTGGGGCTGTGGCCGCAGACGGTGCAGTCGGAGCCGGTGCAGCTGGCGCTGCGGGTGGTGGCGCCGCGGCAGCGGGAGGAGCGGGCGCCGCTGGAGCGGGCGCCGCGGCTGGAACCAGCTTCTGGACCGGCGTCGGTCAGGCCGCGGCAGGCGCTGCAGCGGGATCTGCCGTCAGCAGCCTGCTGGCGCCATCAAAGCCTGGATTGCCACCAGTCCGAGAAATGCCCGACCCGCTCGCCCAAGAGTCCGCGCGCAAGCAGGCATTGACCGAGCAGTTGGCGCGCCGCGGCCGCGCGTCCACCATCCTGACCGATGCCGGCGGTGGCAGCGGCAAGTTGGGAGGCTGACATGGACGCCAAGCAACTCAACGAGCTGGCCGACGACCTCTTCAGCAAGAAGATGCCGCTGACCTCGCTGCATCAGGAGATCGCCGACAACTTCTACCCCGAACGCGCGGACTTCACCGTCAAGCGCAGCCTAGGCACGGACTTCGCGGCGCAGCTGATGACGAGCTACCCGGTGCGCTGCCGGCGCGAACTGGGCAACCAGTTCAGCACCATGCTGCGCCCCACGGCCCGGCCTTGGTTCCACACCGGCCGGCGCTACGAGAAGAAGAACAGCGGCGATACCCGCGTCTATCTGGAGTGGTTCGCAGAGACACAGCGACGGGCCATGTACGATCCGCACGCGCTGTTCACGCGCGCCACCAAGGAAGGCGACCACGACTTCGCCGCCTTCGGGCAGAACGTCATCAGCATCGAGATGAACAAGCTCGGCAACGGATTGCTGTACCGCTGCTGGCACCTGCGCGACGTGGTCTGGCAGGAGAACGAGGAAGGCAAGATCGGCTTCGTGGCGCGCAAGTGGAAACCGACGGCGCGCACGCTGGCCAAGACGTTCCCGAACGGCGTCCATGAGAAGGTGGCCAAGATGGCCGAGAAGACGCCATTCGAAGAGGTCGAATGCATTCACTTCGTGGTCGACGCCGACATGTACGACGGCGACGCCCAGGGCCGGCCGCGCTACTCGGTCTGGTTCGATACCCTGCACCAGAAGGTCATGGACGCGACGCCGATCTGGGGTCGCCACTACATCATCCCGCGCTGGCAGACCGTCTCGGGCTCGCAGTACAGCTACAGCCCGGCCACCGTCTGCGCGCTGCCCGATGCGCGGCTGCTGCAGGCCATGACATTCACGCTGTTGGAGGCCGGCGAGAAGGCCACCAGCCCGCCCATGATCGCCACACGCAACGTCGTGAAGTCCGACATGGCCCTCTACGCCGGCGGCGTGACCTGGATCGACGAGGATTACGACGAGCGCATGGGCGAGGCACTGCGACCGATCGCGCAGGACTTCCGCGGCTTCAGCTTCGGCGTCGAGATGAACCAGGACACGCGCACCATGCTGCACAGCGCCTTCTTCCTGGATGCCCTGACGCTGCCGCAGCGCGCGCCGGAGATGACGGCCTACGAGGTGGGCCAGCGCGTGCAGGAATACATCCGCAACGCGCTGCCCATCTTCGAGCCGATGGAGATGGAATACAACGCCTCGCTCTGCGACGAGACCTTCGACATCATGAGGCGGCACGGCGCATTCGGCCCGGAAAACACCTGGCCCAAGGAACTGCAGGGCGCCGACATTTCCTTCACCTTCGAGAGCCCGCTGCACGATGCCATCGAGCAGCAGAAGGGCCAGAAGTTCCAGGAGGCCCAGGCGCTCATCGGCTCGGCCATCGCGCTCGATCCGTCGACGGCGTTCATTCCGAAGACCGAGACGGCGCTGCGCGATGCGCTGCTCGGCGTGGGCGTTCCGGCCACCTGGCTCAACACCGAGGCCTACGTCACCGAGCAGAAGACAAGGCAGCAGCAGGCCACGGCCCAGCAGTCCAAGCTCGCCGCCATCGAGCAGGCGTCCAACGCGGCCAAGAACATCGGGCAGTCCGGCCTGGTGCCGCAGCAGCAAGGCGCGCCCGCATGAACAAGGCGCCCGTGATGAAGGCCGCGCCCCGGCCACCGATTGACCAGGCGCCGCACGCGCCCGTCGCCGTGGTAGCCGCCATCAAGGCGCTGCACCGCGGCGAGGCCAGCGAGCACCAGCAGCAGTTGGCGCTGGAGTGGATCGTTCGCGAGGCCGGCGGCAAGGCCCATTTCCCGTACCAGGCCAACGACCGCGACACCGCCTTCGCGCTCGGGCGCTTGTTCGTCGCCGACCTCATCGTCGGCTGTTTCAATGCCGATCTTTCATCCCTGAGGAGGGACCATGCTGATCCGACGTAATCGATACACGTACCGAAAGCCTGAAGACGCTGGCGAGGGCAGTGGTGGTGGCGGCGCCGCGCCGGCGGCCGCTCCTGCTGCTGCACCCGCCGCGGCACCAGCTGCTGCGCCTGCGGCCCCAGCGCCCGCACCGGTTGCTGCCGCTCCGGCCGCGCCAGCGCCGGGCCCGGCGGCGGCTGGCCCAGCACCAGTGCCCGCAGCCGCAGACGACGGCAAGGGAAACAAGGCCACGCCCAATGAGGGCTACTGGCCCGCCGACTGGCGCGAGACCGTCAGCAAGGATGACGCCAAGATGCTGGGCCGGCTGGGGCGCTATGCCTCGCCCGAGGCCGCCATGCAGGCGCTCATCGCCGCGCAGAACCGCATCAGTGCCGGCGAGCTGAAGCCGGTCTTGGGCAAGAACCCGACGGCCGACCAGCTCAAGGAGTTCCGCGAGGCCAACGGCATCCCGGAAACGCCCGACAAGTACGACCTCGGCGACATGGGCAAGACGCTGTCGAAAGACGCCGTCGATCTGCTTCTGGCCGAGGCCCACGCCACGAACCAGACGCCAGCCCAGGTGCAGGCATCGCTTAAGGCCTACAACTCCGTATTCGCCAAGGCGATGGAGATGCGCCACGAGAACGACGTGGCCGCCAAGCAAGCCAGCGAAGACGCGCTGCGCGCCGAGTGGGGCCCCGAGTTCCGCCGCAACCTCAACCTGGTGCATGGTCTGCTCGACGGTAATGCATCGCAGCCGCTGAAGAATCAGGTTCTGGGCGCGCGCCTTCCCGATGGCACGCTGCTGGGAAGCTCGCCGGAAGTGCTGAAGCTGCTCGTGAGCCTGGCGCTGGTGCAGAACCCGAGCGGCGTGGTGGTGCCGGGCTCCGAGGCCAACCCGCTGCAAGGTGTCGAGGACGAGATCGGCAAGATCGAGAAGGCCATGCGGGAGAACCGCACCGCCTACAACAAGGACGAGAAGATGCAGGCCCGCTACCGCGAGCTGCTGGGCGCACGCGAGCAGATGAAGCCGCGCGCCAAGGCTTGAGCAAACTCGGCCATTGATTTGCCGGAACGCAGGCGCGCACGCACAGTGCGGCCTGCTTACCGAGTAGCAAGGCCCCGTTGGCGGGCCGCCGGCTCCTGTGAAGGACACCCCGGCGAACAGCCACAGACGGACACCCCGAGCGACGGTCTCACACACCTCGTTTTCTAGGAGTCCGCCATGAGCGACAGTGCATTCCAGATCCAATACCGCCAGGAGTTCATCCAGGCGTTCGAAGCGCACAGCACGCTGCTGCGCGACACCGTCACCACCGAAGCCGTCATCAAGGGGCAGCAGGCCGTTTTCCTGGTCGCTGGCTCGGGTGGCGCGTCCGCCGTGACCCGTGGTCTGAACGGCCGCATCCCCGCCCGCAACGATTCGAACAACCAGAACACCTGCACGCTGCAGGAATGGCATGACCTGGTTCGCAAGACCGGGTTCAATGTGTTCGCGTCGCAGGGCAATCAGCGCGCGGTCATGCAGATGACCACGATGGCGGTGATCAACCGCAAGATCGACGAGTTGATCATCAACCAGCTGAATACCGGCACCGTCGCCATCGGCGCCGGCGGCACCGTGCCCAACGTGTCGCTGTTCCAGAACGGTCGCGTGAAGCTTTCCAACGCTGCCGTGCCGTGGGACAGCAACATCACGCTGCTGTGTCAGCCGTCCTTCCTGGCCTACCTGGAGCAGGCGACCGAGTTCGCGAACGCCCAGTACGTCGAGATGCGGCCCTATGCCGGATCGGACAACGCGTCCTGGAAGGACAAGCCGATGGCGTACCGGTGGCGCAACGCGCTGATCGTGGAGCACCCGAACCTTCCGGGCAAGGGCACGAGCAGCGAGAAGAGCTTCCTGTACCACAAGACCTCGGCCGGCTTCGCCATCGACACCGGCGGCCTGCAGAGCCCGGTCGGCTACGACCAAGAACAGGACTACTCGTGGGCTCGCGCCTCGGCGTTCATGAGCGCCCTGCTGCTGCAGAACACCGGCGTGGTCGTCATCACCCACGACGGTTCGGCCTACGCCTGATCGCCAAGCCTGAAAGGACATCACCATGGCTTACTTCGGCAGCACCCAATCGTCCAGCATCGCGAATCCCCCGCGTCAGCTGGTTGCCCCGTTCGCGAACAACCCGGCCATTTCCGGTTCGACGCAGTTCCTGTCCACGCAGGGCTCGACGGCCGCGAACAACCCCAACGGCCCCGGTGGCGGTGGTGGTGGACTATGGTTCTACTCGTCCACCAACCTGACCACCGACCTGACCGCGTCGAACTTCTTCAGCGACGGCTTCTACATCGGCATGCGTGCCGGTGACATGGTCATCGGGAACAGCTTCTCGTCGTTGGGCTCGTCGGTGCAGACGTGGCAGGGCTCCATCGTCTCGGTCTCGACGGCCGGTGCCAGCCTGTCGACCGGTTCGCTGATGACGTCGACTTTCAACTAAGGCTTCGCAGCCTTGCCAGTGCGGGCGCACTCCATCCAGGGTGCGCCCATTTTTTCTTCAACCCGAGAGGAGAACTCGATGAATGCAGTGTTGGACAAGCCGGCGATCCGGCGCGCAGTGATCTTGAACCCGCAACGCATGGAACTGGCCGAGCAGTGGCGCCAGGAGTGGGTTGTCAACGCCGAAGACGGCACGACTGTCGAGGACATTCTCGACATGGGCTACTGGGCACACATGGCAGCGCGGCTCCAGAAGTTCGATCACATCGAGGTGCGTCTCGAAACCGGCGAGTGGATCGTCAACCTGATCGTCACCGAGGTCGGCCGCAACTGGGCTGCCGTGCACTTGGCATCCAAGATCGACCTAGAGAGCGTCGTTGCTGCGCCGGCGAACAGCGTGAAGCATGAGGTCGTCTACGGCGGCCCGCAGCACAAATTTCGCGTCAAGCGCCTGGCCGACGACGCGATCATCCAGAGCGGCATCGAAACGAAGGCCGCCGCTAATGCCTGGCTGGTGCAGTACGAGACCAACGTCCTCAAGGGCTGAACGGTCGTGACCACGCAGCTGGACCTCTACAACGGCGCCCTGCTGCATTGCGGCGAGCGGTTCCTCGCGTCCCTGACCGAGAACCGCGAGCCCCGCCGCTTGCTCGACCGCGTGTGGTCAGCCAACGGCGTCAAGACCTGCCTGGAGGAAGCGCAGTGGAACTTCGCCATGCGCACCGTGCAGATCGATTACGACTCGTCGCTGGAGCCGCCCTTCGGCTACAACCGCGCGTTCCAGAAGCCTGACGACTGGTTGCTGACGTCCGGCGTGTGCGCCGACGAGTTCATGCGCGAGCCGTTGACCCGCTACCGCGATGAGGCCGGCTACTGGTATGCCGACCTTGACACGCTCTACATTCGCTTCGTGTCGTCCGGCCTGCTGTACGGCATGAACATGAACCAGTGGCCCGACAGCTTCCGCGAGTTCGTCGAGGTGCACTTCGCCAGCAAGATCATCCTGAAGTTGTCGAACTCGCAGGAAGAACTGGATCGCGTTGAAAAACTGCGCGAGAAGCTGCTGACGACGGCCAAGAACAAGGCCGCCATGGCCGATCCGACCAGCTTCCCGGCGCAAGGCACGTGGTCTCGGTCACGCAACCGGTTTCCGAACCGGCGCGATGGCGGCGGCAACACGGGCAACCTGATCGGCTGACGATGGCTCGCGAGATCACCAGCCTCTATTCGCTGAACCGGGGCATCGTCTCCCGGCTGGGGCTGGCTCGCATCGACGTGAAGCGCCTGGCGCTGGCCGCGCAGGACC